CTTTAACAGGATATAATCTCATGGAACAGTACTCGACAAAATTTGGATTAGTTTTATATATTCCTTCTGCCTTAAATCCAAACTTTGCCATTTCCTTCTTCCAATTTATCTCTCTTTCCAACTCACTATGATTCATAAGGTTGTCATCACCACCAACAAGCATACGAATTCGCTTCCTGGCTGATGCAATGCCAATACGATGAAACCGACAATAAATAAACAAGTGAATTAGACCATTGAGCATGGAATTACCAGATGAGGTATAAGGATCACCAGATTTCCGGCATCCAGATCTTTTATACCTCCAACCATTGGTGGTTTTCCCAATAGTATTCACGTTTTTATCAACAAGTTGTTGAACGGCTCGTGGAGCACCAAATTTCTTAAATAACCATGACTCAATCCTAAGTAATTTAGCTATCATGGAAGCATCCCAAGCACTCACATCATCTTCCATCCACTTATGGAATGATGTAACCAACTTTGCAGCACTAGCAGTTGATATTCCACTTGTGAAACAGATAAAATTATCTGCCCCCCAATCTTTCTTAATGTAATACTGCAATGCGGCAAACCATGGACCAGTCAAACAGATAAACTCTGCTGTGGCTCCCTGAATTAACCTTGGAGCTTTCAACTTCTCCCCAAGAGGTGTTCGGTAATTGTTATTTTCAACTTTGACAAATCCTTTTCGAACACACCATTTGGCTACTTGTGTTGGTGACAATGTACAATACTCGTCAATGCCATTTTCTTCCAACTCTTTCCTAACACGTTCCAACTTCCTTTTAACAGAAGGAGCAGCATTAGAACCTTTAATATAATCTTGGAAGGGAAAAGGCTCAATCCTAACACGACTTGTTTTAGGAAACAGACGCCTACGATTCCTTTTTAACCACTTCCAAAATTCAGTCAACACCACGTCATCGGGCTCAGGTGTTTCTTTTAAAATACGCGCCTCCAAAGAAACACGTTCATTATGAACGTTAGATTGAAAAGCGACAGGTCTATACCCGCCACTTCCAAACCCATAAAGCCTTTGGTACCTAGTAATAGTTTCCTTACCAACCTTATGATCAGGTGGCAGGTATTTAATAGAACCATCGCCTCGCAATGCAGATGGTGGTAAAGGTTGAATTGGTGAATCTTGTAAGGGAAACTTGGGAAACATACTTATCAAGTCTCTCTTAACATTATTTTTCATGTGTATCCAATTTTTATTCAAAAAAAAAGATGATAAAATGACACTACTAGCCATTGGCAATCCATAATGATACATAGCCAAATTAAATGCTGCATGAATTGCCACTCGAACATGAAAGTTGTTCTTAAAAACCATTTTACTCAAAAAATAGTTTAGGATATGCACTGGCCATGTAACAAACGTTCCTGATAGTGCATACTCAACAGCACAGTAGCATGAGGTAGAAAAC